AAATGCCAAGACAAAGTATTGAGTGTGTATGAAAATCTATTTTCGTCTAGGAGTGAACATGCAACCATCGTATCTACTACTAAACCATTGATATTTAAGCCTAAATTACGTATCCAACATACGTCGTACATTGCATTGTGAAAGATTTTTGTAGCAGGGCAACTTAAAATATCTTTAAACCATTCTAAAGTTTTATCTCGATCAGAGTTAGGACCGGTGCCATGAGCGATAGGAAAATACCAAGATCCGTTTTGAACAGCCACTGCAATTCCTACAACTTCTCCTCTTCCTACAACTGAACCTGATCCTAGTGATTTTAAATCAGTGTCTCTCGTTTCCAAGTCAATGGCAATCTCATCGTGATCACGCAGATCTGGATATTCTGTATGCATGACCCATTCAGTTTGAGCTTGCATGTAGCTTGGTAGCTTCATATTTTTTCCTTCCGTTTATTTGCCTGTCATCAGTTTGTTGAGCATATTTTTTTGCTTGTTTAAAGCACTCTTTAGCTTCTTTCTTAAATCCATTTTTTTCTAACCACTCTGCATGAATAGTTAAAATATTATTTCCGTTTTCCATCTTTTAATTTTTTTATTTCTAAATCGCAGTAATGTTTAATTTTTTCTAAGTCTTGTATTCCATTTTTGTTCAAGTATCTGCAAACGTATTTTATAACGTTCCCCTGAAAAAACGATAGATCATTTTTAGAAATAAATTCATAGGGTTGTATACGAAACTTTTTGTAATGACTCCCCCCAACCTGTTTATCTTGTGGAAATAAATCATCAAATAAATCTTTATGTGTCATAGTTTATATTCCTTTATTACTTTTTTAGCTTTTAGTTTGTATAGATTATTTCTTGCTCTCGAAATGCCCACATACCACACTCTATGCTCTTCATCCTGTTTGTCAATACTTTGTTTGATTCCTTTCTGAACTTTACTGCTTTGATGCAGAGATAGAATTACATTATCTTCTTCGCCTCCTTTTGCTGCGTGAATTGTTGAAACAAATATTCTTGCTTTACCACTTAATTTTTCTCCATCTGCTAACATATTTCTAATGTATAAAACTTCTTTGTGTGGCGCTGCAGTAAATACATCATACCATTCTTTATTTTTGTTCCATGATTTAGAATCAGGTATATAATCTCTTATGTCATTTATTTCTGATGGTTCTAATGCTTCCCCTGTTTTCCATTTTGTATATGCAACCGCAGCATTATAAATTCCAACTATAAAACTTTTACCTTTGTTACTTTGATAATATAAATTTTTACGCCTAAGTTCTTCCATAATAGTAAGTAGATTACTTTTAGTCCTTGACAAAATTAACCAATTACCTTCTTTTAAATTAACCTGGCCTAAATTATTTATGTGCTGTGCGGATCCTTCCACCGGTCTAGGTAGATATTTTTTATGTTTCCTGATGCCTGCTATACGACTAATGGGTATTTCTGATTGTTGCTGTACAGCTTTTGATATACGTCTTGAATGTTTTAAAATTATTTCTCTACCAGGTTCAGTAATAAATCGATTAACATCAGCTCCAGCCCACGCATAAATAGCTTGGTCATCATCACCAGCTAAATATAAATGATCCGTTTTAGTTTTTAATATATCAACTAACTTCCATTGTAATGGGGATAGGTCTTGTGCTTCGTCAATAAATATAGCTTTAAGTTTTGGAATCTTGTCTTGTTTTTCTATTAACGTTTTTATTAAATCATTGAAATCCATGATCTCATTTATTCTTTTGTATTCTTTTAAAGTGCTTGCTATATTTTTTAAAGAACCCCAACTAATAATTTTTCTATCATGTTCGTTTCTATTAAATAATTCTTTTACATCTATATCTAAATTGATAGCTTTACCTATCATTTGAAAGTATGGATTGTTACAAGTAAGATAATGTGTTTGTTCTTCATTGTATTTATCAGAATAGTTTACACGAATACCTAAAAGCTTCCCAATCTCTTCGTAATTATAGGGTTGCATAATTTGTTCTTCGTTCATACTCAGGAGATGAAAACAAAACGCATGGATAGTTTGGAAATATGGAACTTGTTTTTCCGATACTCCCACCCTATCACGCGCTACCCCAGAGGCTTTTTTAGTAAAAGCAAAGTATCCAATCTGGTGATATGGAGTACCAGTTCGAACATATGCTTTCACCCTTTGAAGTAATCTGTAAGTCTTACCCGTACCAGGTGGACCAAAAATTTTAGTCAGCTTTGCCATTTGCTTTTTGAAACGTGTCCACTAATTTTCCTTTATAGCCCATAGTTCCGTAGTGAGTTGTTTCTCCATCTACAATGGCATGAAATTTAAATCCAGCTTCTCTTGCTAGATCACAAAATTTTACATCTTCACCTATCCATATACCGTCTTTAAATTCTGTTTCCCAAAAATTATAAAGATACTTCGCTGCGTTTTCAGATATAGCACTGTAATTTTTTATATGTAAGTTTGGATGCTTAGCCATGAGTTGTTCGTAAACTTTTCTGTGAATCATAGTTAGACCAGCGGGTCCTCTTTTTATTTCTGTAACACCTTTACTATCTATATTTATATTTTTATGGTCTTCAAAATTTACAGAATATTTTACAGAGTTGTCTTGTGTTTTCTTTCTGTATGGACAACATATAAAATCTTTTTCAGCCATTATCATTCGTCCTACTACGTCGGGTTCAAATGCCACATCAGCATCAACAAACAACTGATAATCAAAACCCGATTCTAAAAACAATGCTGTTAATATATTTCTACCATACCCAATGTATGGACATTTAAAAGTATTAACTGTTGTTTTTATTTTTGCTTGTGTAAACTTATCAAATAATTTTAATAATGATAAACAAGTATCTACATGCATTTGATCGTACGCAGGTAATGATACACATACACTTGGTATTTTTTTCGTCATACTATCTCCTTTTTATCTTCTATTTCTACTTTTTCGTCT